GTGCATGGCATTAGCAGCAGAGGAGTTCCCCCGCACACGGAGTGGCTGATGGTTGCTCTAAAATGTATGTGCATCTGCTTTTGCAGTTTAGAATGGTTCTAAAAGAAAAGTGTTGCGTTTAAAGATGGGATAGAATAAGAGAGAGATGGGTGGTTTGTCAGTAAAAGTAATGTACATTTGAAATCTTTCCACCCATAACTAACTAACAAAGGAGAAGATATGGGATTAGACCAACACGCTCATTTAAAAGGGCATAATATAAATTGGGCTAAATACTTTGATGACGACAAAGAAGAATGTAGTAAGGTCTTTGTTTGGAGAAAACACGCAAGACTTCAGCAGTTCATGTCGTCACAATGGAATAAACAAAATAAGCACCACCAACACGAGGGACATCTGGCACATCTGGGTTTCAATGCCGATCAAGAAGCTCCTGTATATATAACTGAAGATGTCGCTAAAGATTTGGCAGAAGCAATCTCCAACAACTATAAGGATTATGTTGCCGAAGATGGTTTCTTCTGGGGTCAGCAGTTCCAAGAGGAATCAGTTAAAGAGTATAAAGATCAAGACATAAAGTTTTTAAAGTTCTGTCAACAAGCGATCAGCGAAAAGAAAGTCGTTGAATATTGGTGTAGTTGGTGATGAAGTTTAAAGATAAAAAGAACGAGCCGACAATAGTCGGCTCGTCTCGTAAGGGCGGTCAGATCGCACAGGATAAAATGACTAAAGAAGTGGAACTCATGGTAGATTTATTGGGTGTTGCTTTAGGTGATAATTTTATTCAATTAGAGGTTGAGCCAAAGATACCCATAAAAATAAATAAAAAAAAGTTAAATTAATTGTTGCAATGGGATTTGATAAGATATAAAAGAAGCTGTCAAACTAACAAAGAGGTAAATATGACAAACGCAATAAAGAAGCTAAAGCAAGATGAAAAAAAAGTTGTTCTTGCTTATGCTCAATTAAAGCTGAAGTCTAATAGACTAGCTAAAGAGTTAGACACTATGAAACAAAATGTTGTTGATGTGTTTAGCAGAACAAACCAAAATTTAATTATTGTACAAGATGAACATGGCAATAGTTTTGGTTTACAGAAAATAAATCGTAAACGTAAAAAGTTTGAGACAGCAAATTTTAAGATTGCTCATAATGATTTATTTAACAAGTTCTGTACTGAACTAGAATATAGCGAATATAAAGCTATTGGGAGTGATGCAGATGCCCAATAATTCATTAATCAACATAGCCCAAGTATTAGCTGAAAGGGTTGGCGAGAAATCGCCAACTACATTGGCTGACATGGTTGTAGACAATGGACAAAAGAAACAATTAAATTATGAGATAATGTTTCAACTATTAATGGGAGAATGTGAGAAGCATATTCTTGAGAACAATGGTAATCCTGTTGTTGACGAGTTTAAGAACAGCATACTTAAAAAGTTTTCTACACTTGTCTCAACACTAACCAATACTGAATAATCAACCTATAGAACCTATAGCCCGATTGGGCTATAGGTGTGTCTTGCGTATAGAAGGCTCATAAAATCCAACAAACTACTTTTAAAAAAATTTACCAGCCGCCCACGTTTTCCAGGCACAGCTACGCTGTGCAAAGAGTTTACAAAGCAATATACATCCATATAATGGGGACCCAAACGCTATGAATTTTGATCAACTATCAGAAGAAGAAATAAAAGATTTAATACTCCAGAAACAGTTGCAGTGGATCAAGTTATGCCAGGATAATTTTTTAATTTTTGCAGAGACTGTCTGGCAAGATTTTATATATAGGAAAACTAATAATCCAAAAAAATTTGGACATCATCAAATTATAGCTGAGGAATTTCAAAAGATAGCTGCTGGAAATGAAAAGAGGCTCATAATTAATATGCCCCCTAGACACACTAAATCTGAATTTGCATCTTATTTATTCCCTGCATGGATGATTGGTAGGAACCCTAAGATGAAAATAATGCAGGTATCACACAATGCAGAACTTGCTACAAGGTTCGGTAGCAAGGTACGAAATTTAATGAACACCAAAGAGTATAAACAAATCTTTGGTAATGTTACACTACGAGAAGATAGTAAGGCAAAAGGACGTTGGGAGACCAATCATGGTGGGGAATACTTTGCAGCGGGAGTTGGCGGTTCTATCACAGGACGAGGGGCGGACTTACTTATTATCGATGATCCACATACTGAACAAGACTCAATGTCAGACTCAGCCATGGATAGAGCTTATGAGTGGTATTCATCAGGACCCAGACAGCGTTTACAACCAGGTGGCCGTATTTGTGTGGTTATGACTCGTTGGGCCACTGACGATTTAACAGGAAGGCTCATCAAAGCACAAAGTGAACCAAAAGCTGATAAGTGGAAACTTATAGAGTTTCCTGCAATCATGCCAAGCGGGGATCCTGTGTGGCCTGAATATTGGTCATTAGAAGATCTAGAAGCTGTCAAAGCTTCGGTGTCCATGAAGAATTGGAACGCACAGTATATGCAGGACCCTACCTCTGAGGAGGGAGCTATAATTAAACGTGAGTGGTGGCAAGATTACGATAAAGATTATCTACCAAAATTACTACACGTAATACAATCATACGATACTGCATTTTCAAAAAAAGAAAGTGCCGATTACTCAGCGATAACAACGTGGGGTATCTTTGAACCTGTAGAGGGTTATGAGAAATGTATCATACTTTTAGATGCAACAAAGGGTCGGTATGACTTTCCAGATCTTAAGAATCTAGCAATAGAGCAATACGAATACTGGGAACCGGAAACTGTAATTGTTGAGGCCAAAGCATCTGGCCAACCATTGATTCACGAGTTAAGAAGAGCAGGTATTCCAGTAGTGGATTATGTGCCTGCAAGAGGTAGAGATAAACATACTCGTATCAACAGCTGTGCCCCTGTATTTGAGTCTGGTATGGTATTTGCTCCATTAGACGAGCATTTTGCACAAGAAGTAATAGAAGAAGTTGCAGCATTTCCAAACGGACAATATGATGACTATGTTGATTCTATGACCCAAGCTGTGTTAAGATACAGGCAAGGTGGATTTGTAAATACCTATTCTGACGATTGGGATGATAATCCTCTCAAGTTAGAAAAGGAATATAAATATTATTAGGAGTACCTATGTTAAAAGGCAACCAAAAAAAATTAGACAAGAATAAAAACAATAGAATTGATGCAGAAGATTTCAAACTGCTTAGAGATGGTAAAAGAATGGGTGGTGTGATGAAAGCTAAACGGGGTAAATTAACTTTTGATGAAAAATTTAAAATGCAGGAAAGAGGTCTAACAGATAAAAAAACTGGTAAATTAATTCCTCCTCATGAAAGAGCTCTTAAAGATTTAAAAACTTCAGAAGTAAAAAAAATGGCAAAAACAGGATTAAACCCAAAACTTGAAACACCTAAACCTGGTAAATTTTTAAGTCAATCTATGATAGACAAAAATAAAAAAACAACAAAATTAGAAGCTAGATCCTTTCTTGAAAGAAGGGGAATTACAGATAGAGCATTAAGAGCAGCGAAAGCAACTAGAGTAGGTAAAATAGCTGCGGGAGTTGCGGGTGCAGGTTTGGCTGCGAAAGCTTTCTTAGATAAGAAAAGAAAAGAGGCTCAAGAAAAAAAGAAAAATAAAAAAATGGGCGGTGGCATGATGAAAAGACCAGGATATAAAAAAGGTAAAGCTATAATGATCATTGCTATTGGTAAGCCTAAGAAAAAAATGGGCGGTGGTTTAGCTGCTGCTACAGAAAGATTAAAAGCTCAAGGTAAAATGGGTGGTGGAATGATGAAAAAATACAACAAAGGTGGTGGTGCTGACATGGGCTCTTCAAGAATGAAAGCAAAAGCTGTTACTGAAAAATCACTTTATACATTAGCACAAAGCATGAAAGACAAAGACAGACTTACTCAAAGAGATATTGAAAATGCTAAAAAAGCAAAAGACAAAGACAGACTTACTCAAAGAGATATGCAAGGGTTTACTTCAAGAGTTTCTATGCCTAAGAAAAAAATGGGTGGTGGAATGATGAAACCAGAAAAAGCTTTACTAGGTAAATTTTTAAGAAGAAAGAAAAAAGCTACACCAGGAATGAAAATGGTTGAATCTTCACCAGGTGGATTTGGTTTACTTGGAAGACTAGCTAAAAAGGTAGGTTTATCACAAGGTGGTGGAGCTGACACTGGTAAAGTCGGTGAAATGAAAAGTAGAGCCACTGTTGGTTTAGGTAGAATTGAAAGACAAAGAGAAAATTTAAAAAAAAGAATTAAAGGTACTCCAACATTTAAAAAACTCGTTGATAAAAAAATGGGTGGTGGCATGATGCAACCTGCTATGCCTATGTATAAAAAAGGCACAATGATAAAAGCAAGAGGTGGTGGAATAGCTAAGACTAAGCCTACTAAAATGTATTAAGGGGGTTCAATGTCCCTCAAGGCATTACTTCAAGGAGCTAAAGAATTAATAAAAGCGGGTAGACCTAAAACGTCACCGGCCACCGGAAAACAACAAGGTCTTCTAACTTACGATAAAGCTGCTTCACAAAAAAGTGGTATTGAATTAGCTGAACAAGAATTAAAAAATCCTCCAGTAGTTTTAAAAAAAACAAAACCTTTACACATGGGTGATGATACATCACCTGCCTTTGGATCATCTACTTATGATTGGATAATGAAAAAGGGTAAAGGTAATTACACAGCTGATGAATGGCTTGATCATTTAACTTCAACAAGAAATGTAAAGATAGATATTTTTGGTAGACCTGCCACTCAAAAAATAAGAGATGCTAAAAGATTTAAATATGATAGTGGACCGTTTCAAGGTAAAGAAGTTGTAATTAATAAGGAGGAATTATTTGATTCTAATTTAGCAATTTTTAATGAAGCTGGAGATCTTACAGGTGGTTTATTATATGCAGCTAAAAAATTTGGATTAAAATTAAATGCTAATGATTTAGGGTCTATGATTAAATTAAACCCTGTTAATAGATTAAAAGCCGTAGAGTTTGGTGGTGAAGTAAAAGGCATAGAAAAATTTAAACAAGCTATTAAGGCAGGTGAAGAAACTTTAGAATCGATAGATAAAAAATATTCTCAACAGGGAGTCCTTGGATTAGTAGATGATTTAGATGAAGCTATTTATCAACTTAGAGGTGTTGCAGATGCCTCTGGTGGTAGACAAGCATTAGATGCATTTAATACAAAAATGATTCAAGCTAAAGCAAATGCTATGTTAAAACCAAGTGATAAAATATTACTTAATAAGGTGCAAGGAGAGGTAAATGCAGCAGCAGCTCCATTAAAAAAACAAAAAACATATTATCAAGGGGAAACTAATTACACTTTACAAGGAGGTAGAAATTATACTGAAACAGTATTTCATTTAGATGAGCCAATAAAAACTAATAGAAATGTTTTAAAAAAAGGCTCTCATTTTAGTGACACAGGATTAAATAACCAAATATATCATGTAAGGTATGACACAAGATTTACACCTGACGGAAAAAAGGCTTACCTTATTCATGAAATACAATCTGATGTAAATCAAAGTGTAGCAAAAAGTTTATCTAAAGTTCAACAATTAGACGGCTCTAAAAGAATAAGTCCTTTTCAAGCTGATTTAGAAGCAAGACTTTTAGTTCAAAACAGGGGAAGATTTATAAAAGATTTAGACGATGCAGTAAAAACGCAAGACTCAGCTAGAGTTGATATTGCAGCAAAAAATTTAAGAGACATCACAGAAAAAATAAATAATCTTTCTAAAAAAAAATCATATGATTACTTTCCTCTAGTTGAAGCTGATGCTTATGGAGATCATGCTTTAAAATATCTAGTTCAAAAAGCAGCACGAGAAGGTGTTGATTATGTTGCCGTTGCTCCGTTTAATAAGTTAAGTTTTAGACAAGGATACAAAGCTGGAAATGAAAGATTTTATGGTTATGCATCTGGTAAAGGTATTGATAAAAAGGGCAAAGCAGTAATGCCAGAACTTATGAGGAAGTTAGGTAATTTTTATGGAACTAAATCTGGGCCAACAAAACTGTCATTGTCTGATCCTAAATTACCGTACAAGAAAATAGAAACTGAAAAATTTTCATATCCAGATAAATCTAAACTTACACCCATTAGATCTGATTATCATATAGATGCAGTTAAAGATCCTAAGAAAGGATATAAACTAATGTTTGAGAATGATCCGAGGTTGTATTTTGATGCATTCTCTATTAAGGTGACACCTTTAATGAGGCAAACACAAAAAACCTACAGATCTAAAGGCGGACTAGTGGTAGATATATTTAAACCTGTGAGGTACAATCAAGTATGGCTATAGAAAAAAATAATGAAATCATAGAAGAAGACGCACAAGTAGAAGAAACTGTTGAACAACCAGAGGGATTACCACCTGAAGTAATAGTTGAGGGTGAAGAGGAAGTCACAGAAGCTTCTGGTGAAGATTTCAATGCAAATTTAGCAGATAACATGGATGAAAGAACCTTAAAATCCATGGCAGGTGAATTAATTCAAGAATATAAAAAAGATAAACTCTCAAGAAAAGAATGGGAAGATGGTTATATTAAAGGTTTAGATTTACTTGGGACGAAGTATATGGATGTGACAAGACCTTTTAAAGGAGCCTCTAATGTTACACATCCTATGTTAGCGGAATCTGTTACACAATTTCAAGCACAAGCCTATAAAGAATTAGTGCCATCTGATGGCCCAGTAAGAACTCAAACTGTTGGAATACAAACTCCACAAATAGAAGCACAAGCTGAGAGAGTAAAAGATTATATGAATTATCTGTTGATGGAGGAGATGGAAGAATACACAACTGATATGGATCAAATGTTATTTTACTTACCATTGTCAGGATCAACTTTTAAAAAAATATATTTTGATGCATTATTAGGTAGACCTGTTTCTAAATTTATACCTGCTGAAGAAATGGTTGTTCCTTATTATGCTTCTGATTTAAAAGATTGTGAGAGAATAACACATGTCATTAAGATGACTAAAAATGAGGTAATAAAAAAACAAGCTGCTGGTTTTTATAGAGACATAGAATTAACTGAAGGTGAGCCAGAGCCAGATCCATTAAAGAAAAAAATAAATGAGATTGAAGGCGTTAAGAAAACTGGTGATGATTATTTACATACAATATTAGAAATGCATGTAGATTTAAATTTAGATGATTATGAAGATTTTGACGATAAAGCAAAAAAAATAAAAATTCCTTATATCGTTACAATAGATGAAGGATCTGGAGAGATATTATCCATATACAGAAACTATAAACCAGATGATTTAAACTATTCAAGAATAGAATACTTTGTTCATTTTAAATTTTTACCAGGTTTAGGTTTTTATGGGTTTGGTTTAACTCACATGATAGGTGGTTTAAGCAGAGCTGCTACACAATCGTTAAGACAATTAATCGATGCAGGTACGTTAAAAAATTTACCAGCAGGGTTTAAGTCTAGAGGTATAAGAGTTAGAGATGACGATCAGCCAATACAACCTGGAGAGTTCAGAGATGTAGATGCACCAGGCGGAAACATTCGTGATCAGTTTTTTAACCTACCATTCTCTGAGCCAAGCACAACTTTATTTAATCTTTTAGGGTTTGTTGTGCAAGCAGGACAAAAATTTGCTGCTATCACAGACTCAAGTGTGGGCAATGACACACAAAATAGAGCTGTTGGAACTACAATTGCACTTATGGAGCGTGGATCTAGAGTCATGAGTGGTGTTCATAAGCGATGTTACTACGCTATGAGGTTAGAATTTAAAATTTTAGCAAGAATTTGTGGAGAATTTTTACCTCCTGAGTATCCTTACGATGTTTACGGTGGCCCAAGACAAATAAAATCCACAGATTTTGATCAAAGAGTTGATATTTTACCTGTTGCTGATCCAAATATTATGTCAATGGCTCAAAGAGTGACTCTTGCACAGACACAATTGCAAATAGCGAGTTCAAATCCTGCTATTCACAACATTCATGAGGCTTACAGAAGAGTTTATGAAGCTCTTGGTACTAAACAAATAGAAAGTTTACTTAAACCTGCACCAAAACAACCAGAACCTTTAGATCCAGCTAAAGAAAATGCACGTGCATTACAAATGAAACTACTAACTGCCTTTGAATTTCAAGATCACGATGCTCACATAGCAGCACATACTGCATTTATGAACTCTAGAATGGTACAAATTAATCCACAGGTGTATGCTTTGATGCAATCTCACGTTTCAGACCACGTATCTTTCAAAGCAAGAGCAGAAATCAATCAAACTTTAATGCAAAATCCTGAAATGATGCAAATGCAACAACAAGATCCAGAGCAATTTCAAATTATGTATGATGCACAAGTTGCACAAAGAGCAGCACAGATAACTGCTGAGTTAGTTCAAGGTGAAATGCAAGCAAACGCAGCAAAACAAGATCCATTAGTTAGAATTAAACAACAAGAAGTAGATTTAAAAGCTATGGACATGCAAAGAAAAGCACAAGAAACAGAATTTAAGCAAGATCAAGAAAATCAAAGAGAGTTAGCTAAACTACAATTTGATTATGACAGATTGAGTACGCAAGATAGACAATCTAATGAAAGATTAGAAATAGCGAGGCAAAAACTTGAAAAGAAATAATGAAAAAGGATTGAGTGGTGGTGTAAAATCTGGGCCACCTCCTGAAAGAGGACCAAAACCACAAGGTCTGAAGAATGGAGGATGTCCACACAGAGAGACTGGAGCTAAATCTGACATCAAAGGGATTAAAGACATTCAACTTACCGGTAAGAAATTCATCGGTCTACGATAATCTATCAGAAAACGAGAAATTAATTTTTTTATCAGGTGTTTTTGATGGCGAGGGTAGTTTTGGTATATGGTCAAAGCTAAAAAGGAAAAAATACTTCGCATGTTCAGTAGAAATGACTGATAAAGACATGATTCAACGCTTTTATAAGTTTTTTGGAGGTTGCATGTATCTTTGTAAACGCAGAAAACAACATCACAAAGACACATGGAGATGGAAGATCAACGGACAAGGGGCTTTATCTACAGTTAATAAAATGATAAATTATTTAAGTAATAGACGTAAGGAGAAATTTAAGAATGTGGTTCAGTGCCTTAAAATTAGCGATTAACGCTGGCAGTAAAATTTATGCCAACAAACAAAAAGCGAAGGTTGCAATGTCTGATGCTCAATTGTTACATGCAGAGCGTCAAGCACGAGGTGAGGAAGCTTATCAGGGTAAACTTCTTGAGGCTCGTCAAAACGATTACAAGGACGAGGTGGTTCTTGCCATACTCACGTTGCCCATTCTGGTGCTTGCCTATGGGGTCTGGTCGGATGATCCGGCTGCGATGGACAAGATTAAAATTTTCTTCGAACATTTTCAGTCGTTGCCGACCTGGTTTACAAATTTGTGGATCCTTGTCGTGGCGAGCGTTTTTGGTATAAAGGGAACACAAATATTTCGTAATGGAGGAAAAAAATAGATGACTAAATTATGTCCAAGAGGTAAAGCAGCAGCTAAAAGAAAATTTAAAGTATATCCGTCAGCATATGCTAATGCATACGCTTCAAAAATATGTGCAGGTAAAATTAAAGATCCATCAGGAGTAAAAAGAAAAGATTTTAGAGGACCAAAACCAGCTGCTGAAGGTGCTATGATAAATAAACCTAAAAAATTAATGAGCGGTGGTTTTGGTATTTTTAGCAAAAAAAAGGATAAACCAAAACAAGTTAAAGAAGAAAACGGTAAACCTGCAAATAAAAAGAAAAAAAGATTAGAAGAATTAAAAAAAGAAATTGAAAATTTAAATATGGGTGGCGTAGCTAAAACTGCTGGAGCTCAATCAGCCATGGGTAGATTAGAAAAATCTAGAATGATGAATAAAGGTGGTGACACAAAAATTAAAAAAGTCATAAAAGGTTTAAATAAAGCATCAGCTTTACATAAAGGCCAAGCAAAAACTTTAGGCACACTTGTTAATAAAAAAGCTGTTGGAGGTATGGCTGATTATTACAAAGATTTAATGTAATGCAAAAAAACATTCAGTACCTTAAAAGTGGTGGCTTAAAAAAATGGTTTGAACAAAAATGGGTCGATATTGGGAGCAAACGAAAAGATGGTTCTTACGCACCTTGTGGTCGTTCAAAATTAGCAGCGGATCGAAAGAGAGCATATCCAAAATGCGTCCCTGCTGCCAAAGCGGCGAGGATGACAGAATCCCAGAGGCGGAGTGCCGTTGCAAGGAAAAGAGCTAGAGCTCAAGGTGTTGGTGGTAAACCAACTAATGTCAAAACATTTGCAAAATCATAAAAAATTCTTATAGTCCCGTTATGCGTAAGGCAATACTTAAAGCTTTAGAAGATAAATATAATGCTCAAATTTCTGAAGCGGATGCAACAATGAAAATCTATTTAGAAAATTCTGTAGGTATAGGAGAACATCCACAGCACATTGAAGAGTGTGATAAACTTATTGGCAAAATAGCTGAAGCAGAGGATAAATTACAAATTTTAAAAGAATTTAAATGATAGGTGGGGACAGCATCGAATATGAGTTGCTTGAAAAATGCTGTAAATTAATAAAAAATCCAAATCCTTTAACTTGTGAGATTGGTGTTAGATTAGGAATGGGTTCAGAAGTTATATTACAATCCTTAAAAGATAAAAATCATTGGCACATTGGGATAGATCCTTATGGAGATATTATCTATGATCACTTTGATAAAGACTCCACTATAAAACATATAGATGGTCAGAACCCTACTTACTCAAATGATATGAAATTAACTTTGCTTCAATCTTTAAATTTTAGTAATTTTAATTTATTTCAAATGTCAGATGATGATTTTATGAATAGATTTTACAATGGTGTGCCTGTTTATAATCAAGGTAAAAAGCAAATAAAAAATGAATATGATTTAGTTTTTTTAGATGGGCCACATAAAACTTTAGATATTTTAAAAGAATTAGTGTTTTTTGGTGAGAGACTAAACATAGATGGTTTTATAATTTTAGATGATTATGAGTCTTTTAAATTTGACTTATTAATTAAAATAGGAGAACTTATGAATATAAAACCTATGCATGTAGGAAAAAATAAAATTATAATGAGAAAATACAATGGATCTCAAAGTAATTGATAATTTTCTGACAGAGGAAGAGTTTGAAAAAATAGAAACAAATCTCATGGGTCATATGTTTCCTTGGTATTATGTAAATAAAATTACTGATGATGACAAAAAATTAAGTAGTCCAGGATATCAATATCAATTCTGTCATATTTTATTTGCAGAACATCAAATTATGTCAAACTTTTATCAACTTGTAATACCTGTATTAAACAAATTAAAAGCAAAATCATTATTTAGGATTAAAGCTAATTGTATTCCAAAAACACCATCAACAGTTAGACATGGATTTCATATTGATACTAAAGATTGTAGAACAGCCATTCTTTTTGTTAACTCTAATGATGGAGCTACTGAGTTTAAAAGTGGTAAAACTATTTATAGTAAGAGAAATAGATTAATTGAATTTGATTCTAATATGTACCATAGAGGCACCACCTGCACTGACTCACACACGAGAGTAAATATAAATTTTAATTATTACAAATTTAACGAAGGAGAAACTTTTTAATGGATCCATATACAATATCACTTGTTCAAAAAATGATTTCAAGAATTCTTGAGAGATGTAAATCACACGCTATATATGGTGTTGACAGTTGGGATGAGCTACAATATATTAGAGGCCAAATCAGATCATTAGAAGATCTGCAACAGGAAATAAAAGACCTGCTGTCAAAAACGGAGAATATAGATGAACAAGTCCACGGAGACACCGAAACGGACTGAAGCACTCTTAGAAGCTTACAAAGCTAAACAAGAAGTTGAAACAGTCCTCGATCCAAAAGCGATCAAAAAATCAACACTAGATAAATTACCAAACCCTACTGGATACAGATTATTGGTATTGCCATATGCAGGACCAAAAAAAACCAAAGGTGGGTTATATCTAGCAGACACAACACAAGAGACTATACAAATGACAACAGTATGTGGTCTTGTGTTAAAAATGGGAGATCTTTGTTATCATGATAAAGATAAATTTCCAAAAGGAGCCTGGTGTAAATTAAACGATTGGATAATTTTTAGTCGTTACGCAGGTTCAAGATTCAAAATAGATGGTGGAGAGGTAAGAGTATTAAATGATGATGAAGTCATTTCAACGATATCTGATCCACAGGATATTTTGCACCATTACTAAGGAGGACAAATGGCTGAAGAAAACAAAAATCCAGAAGTGGAATTAGACACAGATGGCGTGAATGAACAGAACGTAGATGTTCAAGAAGCAAAAGAACCTGATGAATCTTTCGCACCAAAAGAAAATGTAGATCTTGGTTACACAGATGTTTCTACAACAGAAGAAGACAATGTAACTGGAGATAAAACAGCAAAAGAACTTTTACAAGAAACAAAAGAAGTTGAAGCTAAACCTGAACCTGAATCAGTGCAACCAGAAGAAAAAACAGATGAAGATGAAGGTTTAAAAGACTATTCGGACAAAGTTCAAAAAAGAATAAAAAAATTAACTTTTCAGGTAAGAGAAGCAGAGAGAAAAGAAAGAGCTGCACTAGATTATGCAAGAGGTCTCAAAGAAAAGTTTGATTCCGCTGAAAAAAAGATTGAAGAAACAGATACAAACTATCTTAAGGAGTATGATGCTAGAATTGATGCTGAAAGAGATCAGGCTAAAAATGCATTAAGAGCAGCTTTAGATAGTCAAGACAGTGAAAAAATTATGGAGGCTAATGATGCCCTTACAAAACTCGCTGTTGAGAAAGAAAAGATTTCTATGTCTCTTAATCAAAAAGAGGCTAAGAAAAAAGAAGCAGAGTCACAACCTCAAAATATCCAGGAAACTCAACCCGCACCAGTCAGTCCAAGAGCTCAAAAATGGGCTGAGGAGAATGATTGGTTTGGATCAGATAGAGTTTTAACAAATGCTGCTATGAGTATACATGAAGAACTTGTACAGCAGGGAATTGACGGGGAAAGTGATGAGTATTATAATCAAATCAACAAACGTATGAAGGAGTATTTCCCTCAAAAGTTTGCTCAATCTTCTGCTGAAGAAACAACAAAAGCTACACCCGTCCAAAACGTAGCTTCTGTAAGTAGAAGACAAGGGGGACGCAAGTCTGTGAAACTCACCAAATCACAGGTAGTTATCGCTAAGAAATTAGGGGTGCCACTAGAGGAATACGCAAAATACGTGAAGGAAGGAGCTTAAGATGGAAAAAATAAAAACTTCACGCACGTCCATTACGAGAGAAAAAGAATCTCGTAAGAAAGATTGGACTCCACCATCCAGTTTGGATGCACCAGCTGCACCGCAGGGATATGCACATAGGTGGATAAGAACTGCAACCGCAGGTTTTGAGGATGCTGCAAATGTATCTAAAAAACTTAGAGAGGGTTGGGAATTTGTAAAAGCTGAAACACTTTTGAGTGAAATAGGTGAACACGATTATCCAATAATCTCTGAAGGAAAACATGCTGGACTCATCGGAATTGGTGGCCTTGTGTTGGCAAGGATACCGGAAGAGATTCTGAAGTCACGTGCTGATTATTTTAGAAAAATAACTCAGGACAGAACAGACGCAATAGATCAGGATCTTATGAAGGAACAACACCCGGACATGCCGATCAATATTGAAAGGCAGTCTAGAGTTACCTTTGGTGGTAGTCGTAAAAAATAATTTTTTTGCATTACCTACCCTAAGTAGCTTGGATTAATAATAAATAAGGAGAAACTAAAAAATGGCTAACGTAAGTGAAAAGTTTGGTCTAAGACCATACAGAAAACTTGACGGAACACCTTTAGTAGGAGCTCAGAACAGATACACGATCAAAGCTAATTATGGAACTGCAATATTCCAAGGTGATTTGGTACAACCAACATCAACTGGTAATATTGAGAAACATACAGCTAACACATCGGATGCTGTTGTGGGTGTTTTCAATGGAGTCTTCTATACTGATCCAACTACATCGAAACCGACATTTAAGAACTTTTATCCAGGTTCAATCAATGCAAGTGACATTACTGCATTTGTTGTTGATGACCCAGATGCTGTGTTCTTAGCGGATGCTGATGCGGCTTTTACAAGAGCGGATCTTTTTAAGAACTACTCAATGACAAACACTACAGGTGTGACTCAAACAGGAATATCAAAAGCACAGCTTGATGTCAGTGTTTCTGGAACAGCAGGTACTTTTGTTGTACAAGCAATCGATATCTCACAAGATCCAGATAATAGTGATACAGCTAACGCTAATGCTAATATTCTTGTAAGAATAAACAATCACTTCTATAGAAGTGGTACAGGTCTAGCGTAATAAGGGAGATATATAACTATGGCAATAAGTAGATCACAACTAGTCAAAGAACTAGAGCCAGGTTTGAACGCCTTGTTCGGCCTGGAATATAATAGGTATGAAAATCAGCATGCTGAGATTTATGCCACAGAAACATCTGACAGAGCTTTTGAAGAAGAAGTAATGTTAGCGGGATTTGCTTCTGCACCAACTAAACAAGAAGGTGCTGGAGTAGTGTTTGATCAAGCGAATGAGACATTCACAGCAAGATACACTCACGAAACAATCGCCCTAGCATTTGCTATTACTGAAGAAGCGATCGAAGACAACCTATATGACAGACTTGCAGCGAGATACACAAGAGCTCTTGCAAGATCAATGTCAAATACGAAGCAAGTTAAAGCTGCGAACGTATTGAACAATGCACAGATTACTACTGTAACAGGTGGTGATGGAGTATCATTAATTAATGCTTCACACCCACTTTCAACTGGTGGTACATTCTCAAATGTTCTTGCAACAGCAGCAGATCTTAATGAAACTTCGTTAGAGCAATCGTTAATCGACATTAATGGTTTCGTAGACGAAAGAGGCTTAAAAATAGCTTCTCAAGGTAGAAAAATGATAATTCCAAAAGAATTACAATTTACTGCTGAGAGAATTATGAAGTCTCCTATGAGAACAGCTACTGCTGATAACGATATCAATGCAATTAGAAGCATGGGAATGGTTCCAGAAGGGTATGTTATCAATAACTTCCTAACTGATACAGACTCTTACTTCCTATTGACTGATATACCTAACGGATTCAAAATGTTCGTTAGATCACCAATCAAAACTGCAATGGAAGGTGACTTCGATACTGG